GGTTTGTTAAACCTCAACTCTTTGTACGATGAGCAGTGGGAATCCGTGTGTCGCCGTTTCGTCTGTTTGACGGAGCAGGTTGCTGCAGTTTGTTCGAATGTTGTGTTACAGCGTTTGAGCCTATTGGAGCTTGGTGTTAAAGGGCCCTATTTGGTGCACTTTGGTTTGACTTCTCAGAAGTTGCGTGATTGGTGTGTCATGATCCCGCGAGCCAACTTATCAATGGTATTGATGAGCTGGCTTGTTGGTGTTTGGCGCGTTTCTCAGGATCTGAGTAGTTGTGAGTGTGCTGAGTGTGTTGCTATGCAGCAACTTACTGGAAAGTCGTTTAACCGTCGTCGGTTTATTGGTACAGATGATGTGCTTTTGTCTGTGTCGAAGCGACTTGCTGGGGTTCGGAAGATCACTTGTTGTGGTCCGTGTTTGCCGTTGTTGGGTTTTTTGGATGGAAAGTGTGTGTTGGATGACTCTCTGTTAGAGAATCGTCCTATTGTTGGTTCCGATTCCAAGGCTATTTATAATCGAGTTCTTCTCGGTATTGGAGGAGAGCTCAAAGGTAGCGTGGAGGGTATCCATGGCTACTTCAAGGCGAATGAGAATTTGCTCAATGATGTTGTTGGTGCTGAACAACGGAGAGTTGATTTTCAGAACTGGCGTGGTTGCCAGTTTCCCCGTGCGTTACGGGATTCCCTCGTTGGTTTCGAGGGATGGGCTGCGGAGTTCAATGAGAGTTATGCTCAAGGTGGCATGTACTCTACTATTCGCAACATGGGTGCCTTTGTTAGGTCCCCTGGAGCTCAGAAGCTTGCTTCTGAGCCTCAACATGTTGAGAATATTTCAGCCCTTGGTGGGCTAGTGAAGAAAGTTGGCGAATTTGTGTCCTATCTGACAGAGCTGTTGGTAGGCTTATTCGATTTCTTCGCCGCGAAAGCGAAGTCTGTGTCGACTGTGGTGGTGCTCATTACAGCGCTTTTCCTCATGCGGAAAGTGCTGGGAAGCGCGAAGTGGCTGTTTGCCGCTGCGCTTGGAGTGCCTGCTGCGATTTCTGCTGCTGTCAAGACGTGTCCCGAGATGATCGGTGAGGCGTTAGGTCAGTTGACGAGGTTGTGGCAAGCTGCCGTCGTTTGGAGTACCACGAATAGTGGTCAAGTGGATCCAAACCCTGAAAACCAATCGAACTCTCAAGGGTTGAGTGGTGGTTTTCTTGCTGCTTTTGCGATGATTGTCATGACAATTGTTCCGTCCGAACAGTTGAAGTCGTCGCATTTTGGTGCTGCCCTTCGGGTTGCGCCAATGTTGTGTGCTACTGTAAAGATGGCTGATAGTGGTTTCAGTTATCTGGTTGAGTACTTACCCAAGTGCTTCCAGCAGTTTCTCACAATGGTGGGATATTACTCGCCGTTCAATATGTTTGGGAATGATTCCCTTACTGTGCAGAACATGTCGAGTGCTTGTGAGGCTTACCACGCCAATAAACAAGCTGCTGAGGTCAATGATGCCTGGGATCCGATCTATCGTCGGTTTTGTGCAAGGTATGCAACCATACTGGTGACTATCCCGTCATCTGGTGCACAAACGTTCTTGGTAACGTTGAAGAAAAATGCGGACCTGATTCATGAGGAGTTGACTCAGGTTCGCGCGGTGCGGAAACATCGCAAGCCGTTGGCTGTCTGGTACAAGGGTGATCCTGGTATTGGTAAGACAGCCCAAGTGACCGACACTGTGCGTCGGTTGTATACTCGTGAGGGAGTGGTTCCTCATGTTGGTGAAGTGTTGTGTTCACTCAACAACGCGGATCGTAACTGGTCTGCGTGGAAAGGTCATGAGCGTGCGCTGTATTGGGATGATCCCGATCAAGGTGAGAAGACGGATGTTGACGCGTGGCGCGTTGAAATTCTTCGACTCATTGGAGATGCTCCGTATGTGCCGTCACATGCCTTTGAAAAAGGGCGTGTTGCGAATGCGGAGTGGGCGTTTGTTACCTCGAACCGTTGGCCGGAAGGGCCTGGTTCAAATGTCACCCCTGGTACTATGGGGCGACGCTTTCTGCAGTTTCATGTGGTGCTTTATGAGTGTCATATGGAAGGTCAAAGTGGAAAGAAGATTCTCGATGAAGGTTTGTTGGCTACGAAGAGTGCAACTTACAGGTCAAATCGAGAGTTCTTACGGTACATTTGGAA